CGGCTATACAAAACATGAATACAACTGAGATTGAGTTTTGCATCGTTTTCACAGATGGGAAGCCAGTTCGACACATCCAAATGAATGGTGACAGCACGCTGTGCGGCAAATCCTACGATAAGCTGCAATGCGATGCTGAGCCTACGTCTGTTTGTTCGAAGTGTTCCGCTCATGTCAAGGTTGCGGATTGTCCTGTGTACCATCAACTAGATCAAGGAAGCATTATCCAGCATGCGAGTTTCTGCCGACGAATGAATCATTGTGAAATTGCAATTCCCCATACTGCCACTCAGCGCGCACCTGATCGGGTATGCATGTGTCGCAGTTGCAATGCTAGTGTGGGTTACCTGTCCATAGCAGACGTCACGCACTGTATTGTAGGTGGTGTTGCCCTTTGCAACGCTGATGAGGTTCGTGGATGCGAGGAAGCGGCTGACCCTTTGCCGCCTGTTGGAGTTAGTGTGTGTCCGCGATGTTACTATCTGGGAGCTGAAGTAACGATTGCCGCCTTGTCGGCGGAAGTTGTGAAAGTGTTTCCAAAGAGTGGCGTCCGATATCACAAACTTCATGGGCGGTGTGAGTACTCAAATAAGTGCAAGGTTGGGTGCTACATCGCACTCCGCGGAAAAGGGAGTTACACGCCATGCAAGGTATGCTACCCTGAGCGGGTTTTCACGCCGCTAGAGCGGGCGTTGCACAATGGGATTGTCAATCAAAAACTGGACATGCCCACTGAGGCGACGCTCGAATACGCTGTGAATTACCCACACTGCGGGTTTTCGTTGTTGAGGATGGTGTCGGCTGGAGCGTTTAAGGAGGCTGTAGCCGATGCTAAAGCGGTAGGCATTGTCAATGCCTGTCCAGTGGAGTACCTTGAGAAGCACTATAAGCTCACCCTGTATTCGGGTGACAGGATCGTTGGAGTTTACGGCAACAAAGAGGGGCGCAACGCTATGGTTTATTTCAATCCTTACGTTCGCGCCGTACATGTTGCCCCTTTTGTTCAAGAGCACTTGTCGCTTACTATTGAGCAACAAGAAGAAGTTCGGAAAGCGTGCGGCCCGGTGCGACACACCGATTGCTTTCAAAAGGGATTTGTGGTTTGTGGGTTCACGCCCGCGGACTCGATCGCTTTGAAAATGTTCCGTTGCATCGCCGTGTGTTATTACGTTTTTCTTGTTACTATGTTCGGAAGAGCTGCTTTTGAGTCGATTGAAATTTCAGCTTTCCCTTCGCACGAGTATTGGGTTGAACTTTCGAATAGTGCGTTGTCCAGCTTTCGTAAAGTGGCTGAAGGTGGGTGGTCTATGACACTTGATACGCCGCATCAGTTTTTCAGCAGATGTGGAGATCAGTTGTGGGCTGCCTATTCCTGCTTGCAAGTGACAGTCGTTTCGACCATAGTTTTCTTGATATCACTCCTAACCGAAGTTGCGGTTGGCGCGAGTAGGCTGCCAATTGGTGAAGTTTTGAGTTATGGCCTAACTGGCACGACTTTGAACCGCACCATGTACACGGCCTTCACTGTGTCGATGCTGTGGCTGTGGTGGGCATATCGCGTGACTATGTTTGAGTGGCGGATGCTTGCTCGTTGTGACTTTGAGCACGTTACGAAGTTGTGCATCACTCTTGCAGCGCCGGTCCTCGCACTAACATTTCCAACTGTTGCACTGGTTTGGGCTAGTGCTAACATTGTGGGTGGGACGTGCAGTATTCACCGTATGACATCAAGGACCCAACTACTCAAGGTGGCTACTTGGATTGCGTTGTTCGGGCCATGGAGGGCCATTGTGCTGTTGACGATGAGCAAATGCGTTGGAGTGGCGGTGGTCCCAGGGTGGGCCGATTTCTTGTTTATTACGAGTTGCGGACTGCACATTGAGCACACGTGCCAGCATGGAATTATCCTGCTAGTCAGCGTGCTCATCTCGTGCTTCCGCCCTAGTGACCACCGACGGTTCGCGCAAATTGTAGTCGATCAATACCGCAATGGCTGTCTTAACGTTCTACAGATGAATGAATTGTTTGACCGACGACCTCTGATAGAGCCGTTCGTGCATTCTCTCCTCGCAAGAGAAGAAGATCGTGATCGGTACTGCTGGAGTACGAAGGCCAACGATGGTTACTCTGGTGAATCTACGACAGAACAACGGCAGGCAATGGCACCGCGTCCTGCAACTTGCGAAAAAGACACGCAAAGTCAAGCCAGCAGAAACCACGACGCATCTACTACTACTGATGCTGCTCACACCATTAGCACGCATGAGAGTTCAGCTCAAGTTGGGGCGATCGAGACCTCTGAAGAATCTGCCCAGGTCCATTTGTGTGGGAGCTTTCCCGACCCTCTTGAAGAGTCGGATGTGTATCAACACTATTGGCCCAATGTGGGTGATTTTAAGCGCTCGATTGACTCGGAAGGACCCGTGTTCAGTTTGAAAGATAAGGACCTTGCCGCGGAGGTGGTTTGTCGGATTCCCTTTATAGAGGCGCAAGTTCGCCGCGAGAAGGCCCGATTATTCCACTTAAAGGAGTGTTGCGGAAGGACAGACATTTTTGCTCAGTGGCGCGAGGGGTGTTTGACCATCGCACGTGCCTTGCAGAATGCCCGTCCTGCACGCAGCGTCATTCTTAAGCGAATTGTTGACCTTATTGATCTTGTACCCTGTCCGCGGACCCGACAAGTGCTTGAGCAAGCGCTCGAAACGTACAATGATGTGGCAGCAACCCAAGCGGAGATCGTCGCGGATGAAGATCGAGAGCGGGAGGGTATTTACAGTGAAAGTGTCCGACAATTTGCGCTGCTTGAACAACGCTACGCTAAGTTTGAAAGCACCAAGTACAATTTGCTTGAAGCTGCTCTCCAGCGACAGAGGAGCATCATCACGAAGCTCTTGAATCGCTTGGCGCACAACACGGCCAATTGTAAGAAGGGGCGAGTAAGATTTAGTGAAGAGACGTTCGCCCGTGAAGAATCGGAGGCGCTGGAATTGCTCTGTCCGTGGATCGATACGTGGGAGGAGCGATACGACGACGACATCGCTCGGTGGGATCGAGTGCCTACCATTGACGACCTGCTCGAGGACCCACAAATCAAGAAGATGCATGATGATGCTATGCGGAAAGTAGAGGATCGGCAGCTTAGGGAATTTGATGTCTATGGCGACACCCCTGTGATTGATTGGGGCGAAGAGGTAGACGACGTTGAAGACGAGATTGACATGATGTTAGGGGCGACACGCGATGGAGTTGGCGAAGGACCGGTTAGTTCTGCTCAGGTGGATTTTTACAATGCATCTATGAACGCACTGCGCCGACAACAGCGCCACCGTGAAGAGTCCCACGCTGTTCGCCAATCACGCGTCCAGGCGCGTCCAACCCCGTCCGATGAGATTGCGGGCGAGGAGTCACGTACCAACATCAATGCTGTGGCACGTCCGCGTGAAGCCGATTACCCAGCTCCGATGTTGCTGAGATTACATTTTCTGCAACTCGTTCATGCCAAATACGGTCCAGAATCAGACGAGGCCAAGACTGCGCATATCATCGTGCGCTTCGACGACAAAACCATTTTCAATGGCACTACACCAAATGTCAACAACATGAAGCGTGAGATGGGGGCTGCTCCGAGTACGGTGTTGAATCTTCTCACGCAATTGCCATTGAATGATCAACAGTACCTCGTCCCTGTCACAAAACTGCTCAACGAACTCAATTTTGAGGCAACCTACTACCAAGTTTTGCAACTTGCATGTGGGGTTAAAAACAAGCTCTATCAGGTTTTGTTGCAAAGCGAGAAGCAGGTTACTAAGAAGGGAGTTACGTCTATGCCTGTGACAGTTTTTGGAAAACTTGTTAGTTCAATGAAGGACAAAGAAAGCCGTGTAGTCCGACCCTCTACACGACGCGCGGCAACACCAATTGGAGCAGCACCGGTGATTCAGGGCAGTGACCGGAATCTGCTATTAACAGCCAGAGGTGGTACACTTTCGAGTGACATCGTTACAGAAATTCCCCAAACAGCGACCGTGACCGCCGCCTTCTTTTCGAGTGTAGAAGAGACAGGCAAGGTTTCACCAGCGAAAACCCGGAACTCCTGTTCGCAAACACACGAAAGTCTTGCAGCCTCTGGAAGGACAAAAGATATTGCCGCGCAGGTTGAAGAGGAGCCGATCGCGGCGCCTCAGGATGCTGTCAAGAAGAAGAGAAGATCAAAGAAACCGCAAAAGCACAAAGAAGAGTCAGCGAAAGGGGAAGAGAATGGTGCTTTGGCGACCACAGAAGAAGCCATGGTGAAGTCACTGCAATACATTTCGATCCCAAAGATTGCTATGGTTGCCGTGACGTCGAATGGCAGAACGGCGGAAGCTACAGCTACGTACCTGTGCCGAACACTTGAAGGCGGCGACACACACCTTACGTTCGCGTTTCCAAACCACGAAGGTGATGAGAAGCGGCTGGATCCTGGTGCGGTGCAAGTTAAGTTCTTGACCCCTCTTTTTGGCTTAGCAGAGGCGACATTTACGGGTATGCTCGAACCAGCGAAGGTTGGCTCCCAGCAGGTGAAACAGGTGGCACATCTTATCGTCAACATTGGCGGCGCTCGCAAGGTTATCCCTGAGGGCAGTAAACCAAGATTGACCGATGTGGTGTTTGCCATTGGCCAAAAGGTGCGAATTTACACGCACGTTGACGTCAATGGAAGCTACTGTGAAGTAACTGATGACGGTGAGCTTACCGGATTGCACGAGCTGGGATATGTTCATTCCTGTAATACGCGTGGCGAAGGAGCTTCCGGCAGCCCTATTGTGGCTGTCGGAGGCCCTCTGTCAGGCGCATTACTCGGATTTTCGGTCCTAGGTAGTTCTGCTGGCAACATCATGGCGCGCTACACTACTTGCACTCCCACTACCATTCGTGGCGGTGTTGTGCGAGAGAAGACGTTATGATGGTGCGAGCCGTATCCGTGGTGTGACACGGCCGCGACACAAGTCAACACCACAAACATACACTACCCACATACAGAAACGAAGATTTGGAATGTTTTGTACCAATCACAATCCGTCTTCTACATCGATCGCATCAAGTCGCAAGCTGGAAGCGATTGTTTGGTGGAGGAAATTGAAAAGTACAAACAGCAAAGATCGGCGTTTCGTTGTGAGTTTGTGCAGAAATGTGTTGATGACATTGTAGAGGCGGTTATTCCAAAGTGCCAAGCGTTCGACCCCATCCCCTACAATCAGCTCAGCCAAATGAAGGGATTGGATAAGTCGACTGGATACCCGACACAAAAGTTCTACGCTAGGTACATTGACGTGTGCCAGGCGATTGCTGAGAGTGAGGGGATCGTTGTGGAACCTAACCAAGACATTCGTGAAGCTGTTGCTGTTCCCATCGGGAAGATTGTTGAAGCATACGAAAACTTCATTCGAGCTGGAAATAGTCCCGGTGTGTATTACACCGCGAGCCCCAAAACTGATTTTCATCCAATTGAGAAATTGAAGAATGGTAGGTTGAGGAGTTTGTGTGGACCACATTGGCTTGATCTCCTGCTCATGGTGAGGTATTCCAAGGATTTTGTGGAGACGTTTGAACACCGGTCAAACACCGCATTTTGTATAAACCATTGGGAGAAATTCTGCCGTGAGTTCGCGTCAAGACACAGGAGGCTTTACTCCTGTGGTCTTGACGCGACGGGTTTCGACAAAACGGTGCCGACCGATGTTCTCGAGCTTGTTCTCCGTAAGATCTTCGAGTGCTCCGGCCTCGACCCGAGTGTGAAGGGGGACAGGAACGTCATCGAATTCCTTATTGACAGTGTCGTGAGAGCGCCAATCTTCATTCCAGGAGTGGGAACAACGTTGCGTGAGGGTGGAATGCCATCCGGCTCCTACCTCACGTCCGTTGCGAACACCATATGTTTACAAGTCATGGTTCGAGCGTACCAGAGGATGCATGATGTTGAGTTCTTGTTTACCAATTGTTCCGACGACGCAGTCGTGTCGTTTCGCACTTTTGCAGACTATGAGCGCCATTTTGTTCCTCTCGTCGATTGCCTGACTTCAGACTTTGGCCTGAAAATGAAGATTGATCTGTTTGACGATCACGGTATTCTTGGTCCTTACGGTCCAGGATTTGTTCCCTCCTTCTTGTCCAAGACGGTTTCAGCGGATCCTGTCAATGCATCATTGGAAGTGATTGTTGCGACTGACTTAACGCGCACCTGCGCGTCAATGGCCTTCATCCCTGTTGATTCCCCAGTGCGGATTCAGCAGATTACCGGAGTCCTTGAGTCGATCGCAGGCAATCTGTACATGAGGCATCGTGGGCTCACTTGTCCCATTTTGGAGGCTATTGTTACGGATGCTGAAAATGCTGGGGTCGATGTTGACTCCATCATTGAGCAAGCATACGTCACGCATGCCACCTACTGGGATGAGGAGCTTGGAGTCTTCCGACACTGCTGAGGATGAGCAAGGAGGGCGGGGCTGAAGCGGTGCCTAACCAGCACGCCGCGGGATAGTCTCCGCGGGGCCTAGCT